CACCTGCCACCCGCCGCGCCTTCGTCAACAAGGTCAACCCGTTGCTGGCTACAGTCCAGGCGCAGTCAGGCATCAGCAAGTTCAAGATCGTCATGGACGAGACGAATAACACTCAGACAGACGTCGACGCCCACAGGCTGAATGGGCGCGTTGTCATCTACCCGATCAAGTCGACCGAGTTTGTCGCGATCGATTTCATCATTACGAACAGCGGAGTCTCGTTCGAGTGATAGATATGAACTGTTCAACGGGAGCATTCTAGATGGCTGAACTCACGTACAGGAGCCCAGGTGTGAGCGCTCGAGAGATTGATCTCTCGAGTCCTTCAAACGTGCCTCCTGCAGGCGTACCTGCTGGTGCTATAGCGACGTCAACGAAAGGCCCTGCTTTCGTTCCTGTCACTGTCGGCGCTTATCAGGATTTCGTCGCCACATTCGGTTCCTCAGACGGAGAGAAATTTGGTCCGCTCGCAGCTCGTGAGTGGTTGAGGAATGCCCAGTCTTTCACGTTCACTCGCATTCTGGGTGCCGGTGACGGCACGAAGCGTACGACTTCCGGTGACAATGCAGGCAAGGTGACACGCTCGGGTTTCGTTGTCGGTGATCGTCAGCCGCAACAGAGTGGTCTGGTGGGTGCTAACCCGCACGCTGTCTCTGAAGGTATTCTTGGAAGGTTACACTTCCTGGGTGCGTTCATGTCGGAGTCAGCTGGAAGCAATGTCTTCTCTTCTGCCGGCATGACAGGTGACAAGGCACACCCGATCATCAGGGTCGTGTTGATGGCAGCGTCTGGCGTTGTTCCGATGCTGTCAAGCAGCTTGGTCAACTCGGCTGCACCCGCATCGACTACTCCGGCAACAGCAGCTGGTCCTCGTGGTGCACTGACAGGAACTGTTCTCCTCCTCAACGGTCACAAGTCGACCGACAGGTACCCGTCAGCTGTCACAGCGTCATTTGACGTCACAGCGCCAAACTACGTGTTGAATGTGTTCAACACGGACCCGACCCTTCTCGAAGATGCTGGTCACTACCTCTACGCTAACTACGACATTCACACCAGTCTGGCTGTCATCACCGGCACCAACATATTCACGGCCACGGCCTCATTCGGCGCCGGCGCCAGCCGCGAGAACCTCGTGTTCATCACGACAGGTTCACTTGCCAGGAACTCAGGTTCAACTGTCGTCCCGAATTTCGAGTCTTTCGAGAATAGATTCACGACTGCACGCACCCCGTACGTCATATCGCAGCGTTTCGGTGGCTCACCGAGAAACCTGTTCAGGTTCCACGCCCTGGATGACGGCGCGTATCCCAATGACAAGTACAAGTTCTCCATCAGGAACATCACGAAGTCGACGTCACAGAGGGATCAGTACGGTTCGTTCGACGTCGTCATACGTGACATGAATGACACTGATGAGAATCCGGTTGTCGTTGAGCAGTTCCTGTCAGTCAATCTCAATCCATCGTCAGACAGGTACATCAAGAAGGTCATCGGTGACCGTCACGTGTACTTCGACTTCGACAAGAATGCAGACGGGCAGAAGCTCGTCGTCGACGGCGACTTCCCCAACGCGTCCAAGATCGTGCGTGTTGAAGTGGACCCGTCAGTCAACAGCGCTGACGTTCCAGCTACCGCCCTTCCGGCGGGTTTCAGAGGTCACAGGCATCTCGTCACGTCAGGAAGCAGCATCCTGTCATGTCTCGACCCGCACGGCCAGACTTACATGCCTGGCCAGGGAACAGCTGTCAAGAGAGCCGTTGAACCTCCCGTCCCGTTCAGATCCACGCTGACATACGGCGTCGAACCGAAGCAGAAACTTGGCAAGAACCTCTACTGGGGTGTCCAGTTCGAGCTCGCCGACAGCGTGACTGAGCCTAACAGGTCGTCGACACCTAACGAGACAGTCAAGAGTTTCACCAAGTACTTCCCAGATTTCCACACGACGTGGCAGAATCCGTGGGTGGGTGACAACGAGGGGACAGCCGACAGCGGTGGAACTGTGTTCGACGCTGACAGGTTCAACAATAACATCTTCTCTCTCGAGAATGTCAGCGTGAGGACTGGCTCTAACGGTCTGGCTGATCCGAAGGAGTGGTTGTCGGCTTCGTACACTCGCGTCGGCAGCGTGGCGACCAATGACACGCTGAAGACTCGCGCCTTCAGTCTCGAGACTGACTTGGATGACGCCACAGCTCGTGCCCTGGCCAAGTTCACGTTCTACATGCAAGGTGGCTTCGACGGTGTCAGATTGTTCGACGAGCCGTCGGTCAAGATGAACAATGCGGCCGTCGTCCAGGAGATGGGTGACACCGCACGCGGTCAGAGTGATGGACCAACAGTCTCGGCTTACCGCAAGGCTCTCGAGATCATGGGTGAGAAGTCAGACGTTGACATCAAGATACTGGCGATGCCTGGTATCAGGCACAATTACCTGACAGATCTGGCCGTCTCGACTGTCGAGGACAGGTTCGACGCCCTCTTCCTGATGGACGTCGAGGAGCGTGACACCTACAACTCAGTCGTCACTTCATCTGATCAGCAGATCAGCGTCACCAACACAGTCAGCGTGTTCGCAGACAGGGCCATGGACACCAGCTTCGCAGCTGCGTACTTCCCCGATCAGATCGTCGTCGACCCGACGACAAACACCAACGTTCAGGTCCCACCTTCAGTCGTCGTGCTGGGTGCCATGTCTCTGAATGACCTGGTCGCGCACCCGTGGTTCGCGCCCGCCGGCTTCACCCGTGGCGCCTTGCAGAGCTCTGTCGGCACGACAGTTCAGCTGAGCAGGGCCAATCTTGACGCCCTCTACGGCGCCGGCATCAACCCACTGACGAGCTTCCCGAACAGCGGTCCTGTGGTCTGGGGTCAGAAGACGCTGCAAGCCATGCAGTCGTCACTCGACAGGGTCAACGTCAGGCGCCTGCTCATCGAGATCAGGCGTGAGGTCAGGCAGGTAGCTAACACCTTCATCTTCGAGCAGAACAGGGACGACACGCTCAGCAGCTTCGAGAGAGCCGTCAGGCCACGCCTGCAGAGGATCCAGGATCTCCAGGGTGTCGACAAGTTCAAGGTGAAGATAGACACGACGACTACTACGCAGGCTGACGTCGACAACCTGACGATAAAGGGCAAGATCTACGTCCAGCCGACCAAGACTGCGGAGTTCGTCTCGATCGACTTCGCCGTCAGCAACGCCGGCGCATCGATCTGATTTAGGAGGAACTCGTGAGCGAACGAATGACACTGGCCAAGATAGTCGAGACGATCTCCAGAGATCTTCCTGACGCGTACCTGAAGGAGTCGGCGCGTTCCGCCGTCGATTTCGGATCGCTCGTGCCCACCATGCTCGAGAGCGAGGTGTGGGCGAGGCTCGTCGAGCACTTCCCCAAGCAAGCCAACATGCAGGTCTTCGACCTCGTCATGCACGTCCTGCGTGAGGAGTTGGTCAGTGAGGTAGCTGGTTCCACGGCCGGCGCGATCAACTGGGTGAAGAAGGTGTTGGCGAAGCGCCAGGCCGGTGCCAGTCTCTCCTCGCAGGAGCGCGCCAACGTCGCCCGTGCAGTCAAGCAGGAATACCCTGTCATCAGGACAGATGACGAGGCCATGGAGGTCGTCAACATAGCTGTCAAGCAGATGACGACTGGCAAGACAGGCATCGCTGACTTGGTGGCCAAGACTCTTCCGAAGGAGAGGACTGCGCTTCTCGCGTTGGCGAAGAAACCTTCCGAGATAGCCAATTACACACGTGAGATATGGAAGTCGTCTGACATAGACAATGTTGAGCCTGCCGAGGTCAGGAAGGCCATCGTCGACTACATCATCTCGAAAGCCGGCATCAAGGAGAGCATCCTCCGCGAGAGATTGAGGATGATCAGGTGATAATCGTGTTGACGACATACCTAGAGATCGAAAGTGGAGTGAGTCATGGCTGAGACACTGTCCGTCACGGATATGCTGCCCAATAAGTTCGAGCCGAAGCAGAAGCATCGGTGGATTCTGGCGATCGAAGGTCTCGACGCGTATCTCATCACGACGGCTAAGAGACCGTCGATGGAGACTGCCGAGATCGAGATACCGTGGATCAACGCCACACGTTACGTCGCCGGCCGGACCACGTTCGGCACGCTGGAAGTGACGCTCAAGGATCCCATCGCACCGTCAGGCGCCCAGCAGGTCATGGAGTGGTTGAGACTGGTGTACGAGTCAGTCTCAGGCAGGTCAGGATACGCTGACTTCTACAAGAGAGACCTGCAGTTGAAATTGCTAGACCCGGTTGGAACCGTGGTGGAGTTATGGGACGTAAAAGGCGCCTTCCCAACCTCGATAGATTTTGGTGACTTGGATTACTCGGCCTCTGAGCTCGTGCAAATATCGTTGACTCTGAGATTTGACAACGCTGTGTTGCAGTACTGAGATTGTTCGAATTGGATTGAGCATTTTCACGGGATCGTGATATGTTCAAACATGCCGAATCGTGGAAAGGGTGAAGAAATCAAGTGTCCGTTTTGTGACTTCACGAAGAAACAGGTGAAGGCACTCGCGAAACACGTCTTGAATGTGCACAATGTGACGTTGTGTGAAGAGCTTTACATTGATCTAGTCTTGCAGGGTGACGTCACTTCTACCGTGTGCATGTGTGGTTGCGGCCAGCACCTGAAATGGGTAGACTGGCGCTCAGGTTACTTGTCAAAGTACGTCAGAGGTCACAACGCTTCTGTTTACACGGTATTCACAGATCGTGAGAAGATTGACAAGGCTGTGAAAAAAC